GTCATTACACAGTCATGGTTGAATAAGAGTAAGAAAGGAGAATCACACCATGAGCATGTGCATCCAAATAGTATGGTAAGTGGTGTATGGTATCCTCAAATCCATGAGCAAATGCCACCGATTCAGTTTAGAAGTAGAAATCAAAGAGATGTATCATTACAGACAGAGAAATATAATACATTTAATAGTGCAACATTCATGCTACCAATGAAACGTGGTGAGTTAATATTATTCCCAAGTAACCTAACACACTCTGTTCCTACTAATGTGGGTGAAGAAGAGAGAATTAGTTTATCATTTAATACATGGCCTAAAGGTAACATGGGTGATATTGCATCACTAACATATCTTCCACTTGATAGGTGTATCTAATGTCTGATTATGTAATTAACAATCCTAATACTCAATTAAGAGATCTTATTCATGTAGAAAGAGGTATTATACCTGATAATCTATGTGATCATATTATTAAAGATATTGAGACAAGAGAGTGGAGACCTCACACTTGGTACAATGCAGTTTCAGATACTATGGGTTCTGAAGCAACAATGGAACTTGATGTTCAATCAATTACTCAAGAACTTCAGCAGTTATTAACACCTATTATGATACAAGCTGGTGCTGCATACAATAACAAATATGCATATCCTTGTGAAAGAACAACTCAATTGATGAATAAGTTTTCTAGTATTCGTTTCAATCGTTATGGTGGTGGACAGATTATGAGACAACACATGGATCATATTCACTCACTGTTTGATGGTAATGAAAAGGGAATACCAGTTCTAAGTTTCATATTAAATCTTAATGATGACTATGAAGGTGCTGATCTGTATTTTTGGAAAGATCATATAGTTAAATTGGGTAAGGGTGATATTATTATGTTCCCTTCTCTGTTCTTATTCCCTCATGGTGTGACTGAGGCAACAAAAGGCACACGATACTCAGCAGTATCTTGGGCTTGGTGACCAATAGAACTATACATTATATTAATCTTGATACTTTAGGTAGTGTTCTAACTAAACAATCAGATCTCACTGATGAAAATTTTGTTTATGTAAAATGTCCTGTATTTAACCATAAACAAAATAGAGTATTTGTTGGTCTATCTCCAATTGATTACTCTCTTAGAATTAATAGAGTAAATGGAAAGAATCATATTATATGTGATAACCCAGAATTGCTAACATTTGATGATGAACACACATCATCACCTCAACCAGTTGTTCAGTTAAAAGTTCCAAAGTTTTTCTTTTGGACTAATGATGATAATATATGGATTGAAATGAATGACCATCCAATGACCTCTTATAGTAATAACTTTATTGCTGTAGGTGGTTGGTGGAATCTATCTAATTGGTCAAGATCTATAAGCCTTGGTATGACAATAGTTGATGAGACAAATCCTGTTGTAATAAAGAAAGGAGATCCATTGTTTAGGATTTCCTTCTATTCTAATAATATGGATGACACTTTTACTTTAAAGGAAGAAAAAGATATTCAAAAAATTGATCAGATAAAGAATATTGATAATTTAAAAACAAATGATAGTTGGAAGAGTAGATTATTTTCTAAGACTGGTATTAACAAATGTCCTGTAGGGTTTCTATTTAAGAAATGATGTGTTATAATTAGTTTAGTATGTTTTACTTACCGTTTATGTACGAACCAGAAGTAGATGACTATGTAATTTGGGATAGAGGTGAGTACGGTAAAGATGAAGGTTGGGTCTACTTTAAAGGAGATGAAGTAGACAATGAGAAAAGAGTTAAGTTTGGATGGAAACCAGTACCACGTTATATTACTATAGAAACTGGTATTAGACCAAAACCATATTGTGAACATGCTAAGAATGATCCACACAAATATATTCATACATTATTATTATGTTATGATTCATGTTGGCATGAGTTAAAGTTTGTAAAGAAAAGGGATACCAGAACCATACAACACTGGTCACAGTATGATGACATATCTGGTAATGAATAAATAAGAAAACGCATTTATTATGGACAAGATAGACACACAAGGGTTAAGTGGCCCTGCAATCAAGGGATGTACTGATAATGTATATCCACACGATGAGAATGGAGAACCAATTCTTCCTCGTGCTGTAATTACACCTCGTAGGGTGCATACTCCAGAGGTGGTTAAAGAGTTAAAGATTCTTATCAATGAAGTATTAGATGAGAGAGAATATAAGAGAAGATTAGAAGGTCCATATGATAATGTGGAACCATTACCACCATCATACTTTGATACAGAGCATTTTAGGCATCTTATTGATGAACCTGAACCAGAGTATAAACCTTGGAGTCAATTCAAGAAATCAAAAACAGATTATAACCCTTCTTATTACCAATGAGTCAACATAGTTATACTAATCCATCAACACCTCGTGATGACCTAAAGAAAGTAGAAGCAGGTGATGATGATGAAGGATATGGATTTGCAGGTGCAAAAACATATGTTGATAAAGATGGATGGAGACAACGAGCACCAGTTAGTGATAGAGAATGTATTCGTCAATGTTTGCATAACTGCATAAATCTTGCTGGTCTTGATAAAGAACAGGTAAAGAGATTATATATTAAGTACGGAGGTAAAATAACATTATGAAATGGGTCAAAGGATACGAGGATGTTCATTCAAATCCTGTATATAAGCATTGCTATGACCCTGATAAGTGGGAAGTAAAATCTAATAGATTGATTATGTCATGCTATGGAGATGGTGGTGCAATCGACATTAGACTTATGGATACTGATAAGGATCTACAACATCAAATCAACATTACTGTTGATGATGGTAAACTAAAAGCAATCATATCGGAGCAAACTAAATGAGACTCGGCATCATGTGTTCTGGTAACGGAACAAACTTCGAAAATATAGTTACAAATCCTATTTGTAAGGAACATGAAGTTGTGTTGATGATACACAATACTAAAAAGTGTGGTGCTGTTGCAAGAGCAGCAAAATGGGGAATTCCTCATGTGAGAATACCTCATAAAGATGAAGATAAAATGATAGAAATGTTTAGAGTATGGAATGTAGATCTCATAGTTCTTGCAGGATATATGAGAGTGATTAAGAATCCATCTAAGTTTCCTGCTCCTATGATAAATGTTCACCCTTCTCTATTACCTAAGTATAAAGGGCTACATGCTGTAGAACAGGCAATGGAAGCAGGTGATGAGTACACTGGATGTACTGTTCATTATGTTAATGAAGAGTTAGATGGTGGAGAGATAATTATGCAAGGACAAGTACCTATTCTTGCTGATGATGATATAGCGTCATTAACAAAAGCAATCCAAAGAATGGAGTATGCAATTTTACCAGAGGCAATTAAACATGTTAAGCACAAATTACAGAAATAGAATAGTAGACATCTGTTGTCGTATGATTTCTACTGATGGTGAAGTAGAGTTAAATGAAAGAATATGGATGAATAAATTATGTGAAAAGAATGAACAAGCAAAAGAACTTGCAGGTGCTATGTTATGTCCTAATACTGTGGGTGAAGATGTAAATTATTATCAGTAGGCATAAATTTTTGTTAAAATGTATCAGGAAATACAGACACAATTCGTCTAAATAATGGTAGAATTAGGGATAACAAGATGATCTGAATCTCTTGGTTATTGTAGTTCATTGGAGGCAATTATGCACAACTTAATTTCATTTAATCAACTCGCTGGATCAAAGCATATGGAACATGTAGATTCACAAGATGATTTACTCACGGAATATTACGAGTGTCTAATTGACTGTGAAGACGATCAACACATTTGTAAACGTATATGTAGGGAGGTTTTAGTTTAGTTTAATTTGTAGTCAACTATTCTAATCACATGCTAATTCATTCACATCCACCTTAAATAGGTCAAACTCTAGTAAAATATTCAACAACCCTTGACATATTCTGTCAGGGGTTTTATAATGGAAATCACATAGAGTCCCTAAAAGCTTTTAAATAATAAAAATGACCCTAATTAAGAAGAAAGAAGAAGAGAGAATTACATTTTCAAAGACTAAAGATGGTTCTAAATTTATGAATGAAGGTAATACAAGTTTTATCTATAGATTTGAGGATAGAAGAAAAGAACCACAGTTAAATGTTGCATGGTTTAGGAGATTTGATGAGGTAGAAGATCATGTAAGAAGATATAAATTAAAGAAGAAAGATTATAGAATAATCAAGAAGGTATGAAGAAAGTACAACGACATAGGTATAAAGATAAAGAGATATTTGAGACTAGAACTCTTACTTTTGAACCATATTGGTGTTCAGAGTATAATATATGGTTGGTAATGGATTTAATACAAAAGAATCTTACACCAGATTTATTAAAAGGTCGTAAGAAGCTTTTGTATCCTAATGATATTCAGACAGTTAAGTATTATGGTCATTGTTATCATGCTTCACAAGCATTATATTACATAATGGATACTGATAAATTAATACCTATGAGTGGTGAAGATTATAGAGGAGAGAAACATTGGTGGTTACAATATAATGATAATGTATATGATTGTACTGCTCAACAGTATATTGACAAAGGAGAGAATCCACCTTATAATGTTGGAAAGAAAACTAATTGGTATGGATGGAAGCAACGACCTCAACAAATATCATTAGAATTAATGAAAAGAGTTCTCGGAGAGAGATTAAAAAGTGATACAGTTTCCAAATTCAATTAAAGAATTTGACTTATCAGCACTAAAACCTGATGCTGAATCTATAAAGTACCTTATTACTAATCTTAATAATGGTATGATGTATTCTGGTTCCCACCTTTTATATGAAAGAGGTGTGTTTCCAGATGGATACTGGCATAGTTCCAGTAATTCTGAATTTATTAACCTATTCTATGGAATGAAACCAATGTTAAAGTATGAAATTATTGACTCTGGAGATCATGCAGAGATGAAGAATCTTGAAAGAGATTTCCATAAAAAAGAAGATGTGATGAATAATCCATTATTCTATAACTTAGCAAATGCTGGTGGTGCTTATGTGGTACCTGTAAGGGGTGAATTTTGTAAGCACGTAGTACAAAAAATTAAAGATGGGGAGTTTAGAACTAAAGATCCAGAGAGGGTTGAAGATTTAAATAAACTGAATAAACTTCAGGTTAGATTTGAGGTGAAACCTGTTGGTGAAATAGTTAATAAAATGAAGGAAAAGGGTGATGCTTCAAATGCAGAACCAGTGTTGGTTTGGGAAATAAATGAAGGTACGATAGGAGATGGTAATAGAACTTTAGAAGCAGCAACTAAAGCAAAGATACCCACTGTACACACTAATAGAATACCAGAATCTTTCATTAAAGAACATGATATTAATGAAGATGAAATGGTAAGGATTGGACAGTTATTAAATCCAGTTCCTGAGATAGAGAAAGATCCTACTGATGATGAAACTATTATAAAAACTCTATTAAAATATAATAGAGATCATGGAACTCCTTTTAATTCTTCTAGCAATAAACAGTATATTTCTGATTTGGGACTTTCTCATCAAAAGGCAACTTACCTCATAGGGAAGGCAGAAGAGATAAAAGATGATGAAGATGCCGAAAAGATTGGAAAAACTGTTATTAGATATGAAGATGGTGTGGATGATCCTATAATAAAAAAAGAGGTTGCTAAATTGGAAGATGACCATACTATTGTTATAACTGGTTCTGCTGGTGCAGGTATGAGACTATTTGCTAATACTATTGATGCAATGGAAGAGAAACCCAACTGGCAGAGACTTATATGTAAACCCTATTATGGTACAGATAAAAATAGAAAGTCGTGGGAAGGTCATTGGAAGATTAATCCAAAAACAAAGAAAAGAACAAGGGTTACAGGATATAAGGAGGATTATGAGAGAAGAATTTCATATATTATGGCATTAGAACCTGAAAATAGTGATGGCATACCTAGAAGTTATTCTATTGATAAGATGCCACACTTACAAGATGAAATTACTTGACATCTGTTTACTTTTATGAGATAATCATAGAGTCCCTAAAAGCTTTTAAATAATAAAAATGAAGCACTATTATGACTAAATTACCTGAAGATTACGAAGAGATGTTATCATCTATGGTTGAAGATTTGGATGGAACTATGCAACAATTAACTACATTTGATAGCACTGGTAGAACAAGTAACAAAATTGTTATCGAATATAATATTAAACAACAGGAGAGAAAATGACATCACCAATACCTGAATGGGGAACACTAAGACAAAAACAACGCAACCAAGTTAAGTCTAAATTCTATTACATATTCTGGGGATTAGCGACACTAAGTGTATTCGCTGGTCAGTTATATGTTGGATCTGGATATAGACAAATGGCAACAAGTTTTGATAGAATTGTTGATAGTATTGTGTTAGAACTTGAGAGATCTTATGAAAATAAACCGAGATTCTACTAATGAAATATTATAACAGAGGACATCATATTGATAACTTATATGATGAAATTAGAGTTATAAGAGAACAATTATTAAATAGAATTGAGATGTTAGAAGATGATGTAGACTATCTAATGGAGGAGAATATGTATTATTCTAAGGAGATATATCAGTTGAAAAATGATATAAATACTCTACTTGCAGATGTAACACGAAGACGAACAAATGAAGGATTGGAGTTTAAAGAAAGCAGCAAAGAAATTAATAAAAAGAGCAAAGAAACATCCTGAATGGTATACTCAAGAAGACATTAATTATGCCAAAGAAGTTAAGAAACGAATCAAACTTGAAGAAAGAGAGTCTTCAAGTCAAACAGAATAAGGATGGTTCGTTTACATTTGAGTGGGATAAAAACGATCCTAGTTATAACTTTCTAAACAACTTGACACAAGAACAGATCCAAAGTATAATACTAAATGATATGAACTCTCGTAAATTATGAAGAAACACAATCATTATTCTCTTGATGCACTTGATGAATGGATACAAGATTGTCTCAATTCTGATGCAGAACCAGAAGAGATTTATGATGCAATAGTAACTGCTATTGATGATAATATTAGGTATCACGAGGCGTGTACTAGAGCAAGTAAGAGATTGTTGATGTTAGTTAAGAGAACAAATAGGAGACAAAGTGATAATGAAAGCAATGTAATTGCACTGAAAACTAACAACAATAGCTGAACCAGTTGTCAAAGTGTCCACTAAATCCCCCACTGTGGGGATTTTTTGCTATTATATGAATGTTGAGAGATCTCAACACTTATTCACTTACTAATTGTTACTTATGCCAACTGCATCTACAGCGAAGAAAACAACAACTCCTCGCAAAAGACGCACTCGTAAAACAACAACAACTCCTCTAAATAAGTCAGTTACTAAACAAGTTGTGACAGAAGTTAGAGGAAGTAAAGTATCATCAAAATCAGTGGCACAAACAAATACTGCACCAGTACGCCCTGCTAAACCTAATTTAACTTGGGAAGATTACAGAGCAGATGCAATAGTTCGTTGGAATATTCACTCTTATGAAGTCAACGAACTAGGTAAAGATTTGGTAAAAGGTTATCAACTTGTTAAGCAACACGCAGTACAAGTTGTTAATTACACTAAAGAATCTTACAACAAAGCATTTAACTAAACCAGTTATTAAAGTGTCACAAGCACCCGAAAGGGTGCTTTTTTTATGTTATAATGTACTTAATTGAAAAAAACTATGTTTGATTTAAGACCACATCAACAAACAGTTATTGACACTTTACAAGAGAATCGTAAAGGTCAAATAATAGTACCTACGGGTGGTGGCAAGACTTTATGTATGATTAAAGATGCACAAAGACAGTTTAATAGTTGTAATTGGGATGTAGTTTTAAGTGATCCTGATAGAAAAACTATTGTAATTGTTGCCCCTCGTATTCTATTAGCACATCAACTTTGTGAAGAGTTTGATGA